CATTGTAGTAACACTACTTACATTCCAATTTCCAATTGGTTGATTAAAAGATTCTGCAGCATAAAACATAAACCTTAAATCAATTACATTAGCTATGTTCCAAGCACTAATATCTTGGTTAAAAGCAGTACATCCTCTAAACATTGTGCTCATAGTGGTTACATTACTTACATCCCAAGAAGAAATATTGCTATTAAAGGTAGTTTCACCCTGAAATAATGCGAACATATTAGTTATTTGGCTTGTATTCCAAGTATTTATCTGCCCATAAGTACATATTGCTGAAGCTTCATCTGAAATCCATAAATCAACAGCAGTTTGTAATGCTGCTTTGCTAGTAAACAAATAACTTGCACCATCAAAACAATCTGAACTACATTGATTAAATTGTGATGTAGGTATTGAATTTTTATTGGATTCGTCTCCCCATTCACTACTGCAATAAATATATCCCCAATTTGCCATATTATTTGTTTTTTACCTTTTTCATTTCAATAATCTTTAAAACTGTATAAACTATTGAAACAATTAAAAGACTTACTTTTAGCCATTGTTCAACAGCGGTAAAGCTAATCCCTAATGAGATTGCATTCATAAAACCTATCTTCATATCTTCGAAACTCATTATATGTTTTTTAAACAGCAGCCACAATTTCGAAAGCACCATTATTGTCAATTGTTATTTTCCATTTACTGCCATCAGGTGATAACATATATATTGCCGAATCAACCGTTAGATCTTTAGTTACTTTGAAATCCCCTAAAGTATTTATAAAAAGACCTGTATTGTTTCCTTCTCCATCTGAAAGCTGTCTTAAAGTTTCTGAAATTACTGCATTATCAAGCGTTTTAATTAAGCCTGCGTATGTATTCGATATTTTAGTATTTATTAGACTTGCCATCTTTATGTTTTTCTTTGTTAGTTTCTGCTTTTTTTAAGAATGTTTTAAGTTTCTTAATATTTTTTTCTTTAGGTTTGTATATCATAGTACCCATCCGTTAAAAGTTGCATCATTGCTAGGGTAAAGATCGTCATTTGTATTGCTATTATATTCAGGATAGGTAGTTTGATTAAAGCACATAAAATCAATAAATCTTCTAGTGTACCATTCTGCATTTGTTCTAGCTTTTTCCACCAAATAATCAACTTCAACTTTATTTACAGTTTCAGAATTTTCAGATCTATGCTTCATCATTCCGCCATTACGAATTTGATAGCTTGCAAAAGGTATATAATCAACTTGTGTGAACCAAATTAACATTGATACAATATATTCATCTAATAATAGCTTCCATCTAGCGTTTGCAGGTAAATTAATATCTTCTTTTATCGCTGCTGCTAGACCTTCATACAAATCTGTACCCATATAATTCTGAATATGGATTTCCTGAGCTAATTTTATGAACTGAATATACTTATCAGAATCAACATTTCCATCGATAATCGAATTTCTTACAAGATCCGTTCTGTTTATAAATAATACTGTCGCTGCCATCTGTTAATTTTTTGGATATGCGCCTCTATCAGGCATATTAATAGGTGCTATTTTTGCATCCTCGTATTGTTTTCCTTGTGGTTGAAATTTATTAGGTATAGATTCTACTTCTTTACCCCTTGAAATGTACTTTTCAGTCTTAGATTTCATTCTGTAAAGCTCTTCCTGCCAATAATGACCGCAATAAATCCCACCTTTGAACTTAAAAAGTGAATAATTTTCTCCTTTATGCCCAAATTTATTATTTACACCTTGAAAACTAGCTGAATCAATATCTTCTTTTCTATAAACAACTCCATTCGCTGTCCTGCCCATCATAGTTTTGCAGAAATTTCTGCTTTTATCTGAAGAAACTCTTTCCTGATATGTGTATCTTATCTTATAAAACGACTTATCTAACGTACTTTCTCCATTTGGATAAGATTTTATAAAATCAGCAAGCTTTTGTATGGTAGATAGTTTAGTTTTAATTTTAGAATTAGCCCAATCTTCAGTACTTTCATTCTCATCAGAAAATTCCCTAATATCAACCAACTCATATTCGTCAGTAATAACTTCAGACTTTATATTATCTAATATGCTATTACCTACTTCATCAGATAAAAACTCAGGATTGTCTGAGCTCATCTCAATACCTGTTTCTTCTTCAATTTCTTCTTTACTTTGGATATCCCTATCAATCTCTGTAAATTCTAATGGCTGTAACGTTGTAAAGTATAGATTTAAGCTGATATCATTAAATGCGAGTAATATGTCAAAGGAATCGATTAAAAGCTCTTGAAACGGTCTTATAACGGTGTTATCCATTAGCAAAGATGCTGTCTTAATTTCTTCAGCATTGTTTCCTAAACCTGACGAATCTTTTATACCTAAAAGCATAGGTGAAACTATACGGTGAGCAACCATTATTTTCTTAGTTGATTCCTCTGAAAGAAATTGATATTGGCTATGCGCATCAGATAATTGAACAGGTGTAATTTCTGCCTGAGAATCTTTGTTATCGTTGAACGCAAGAATAAATTTACCTGCATTACTAGATCCTGAGAATTTAGCAGCAATTTTCTTTTCAATTAATTGTCTTTCTTGTTGGTTAGGGGTACCGTTATTAAAATTTATAAGCATTGAAGGTGCAAGACCATTCATAATGTTATTAAGGTGAAAATTAGAAACTTCTTCTTCTAGTTCTGCATATTGAAGCCCACCCTGATAATCAACAGGTGAATAATAATAAAATCCTGCCTTGTATGGTTTAACATATAATATTTCAATGTTTTCATTTGACATTCCAAACGCAGGGATTTTTAACGGTTCGTCATTTCTTTGAATATTTGCCCAATCTTTAAAATAGTAATATGCTTCTATTTCTCCTTCATCATTACATTTTTCAGCCCTTAAAGTTTCAATAGGCATATGATCAATTTGTGCAATTTTGTTCCTGTCTTTTGAATAAATAACCTGAATTGCGCATTGTCCCATTAATTTAAGATCATAGCATAGTTTTCTAACTACATCCTTCTTAAAAAGCGAAATCATTTGAGCATATTCATTTGGCTTCTTATTCGCATTAGTTGCGTTTAAACCTTTACCGTAAATTGCTTGTGAAATTCCGTTAATTGCTGCATTGTTTGTAGGGCTTCCGTTATACCTGTCAATTAAAAACTGAAAATAATTATTATCAGCACCATATTCAATGTAATCTTCACCTTGAACTTCTTTAATCTCAGGACTTGTATAACTTGCTAAATTAACAAATCCAAATTCTGAAACTTTAGATGCTTTTTTAAATTGACCGTTGCTATTTCTTAGTTGTTTATTTTTCATCTTACTGTGTACGTGTTGTCAAAACCATTATAAAAAGTATATTGATCTTTATTTAATTCATAATAATCATTATCCAATTGGTTAATTTCTTGATCTGTGCAAAAGATCCTGTCTCTATAAATATCGTTTGTTTGTTTTATTGTATTCCAAAACGTTTCATCATTATTCCAAAACAGAAAATTTGTGTTCCAAGAACCTAAATCTATGTATAAATGTAAATCAAAAAAATGATTATTCACTAATATAGGATCAAAAATATTTTTAAAAGTTAAATAGTTACCTGAAATAGATGCATTAATTACATCATAAAGCTTGGTAACATTTGTGCTATCGTCTCTTATACTCATAGAAAATTGACTATCAAGGTATTCTCTAGGAATTACGGATAGTGTTTGAGATGCTGAAGATGTTGAAAGTATAATCATTACTTATATAACGCAAAAAAAAAGGTTATTTGTAAAAGTTGTATTCAAAAAAAAAGCACCCTATTAAGGATGCCTATTTTATTAATATTAAAACCACTAGGTTGGATCAGGAACATTAAAAGGTGTTGGATCAACTTGGTCGTTCGATGCTGTTATTGGTGTAGCTAAGAACCAAGGAGCTGATTCTTCCATTCCTTCCATTGTTAAAGTGAAACCTGAAAGGTCTCCTGCTGCTGCACCTGTTACAACCGTACCACCTGTAACCTCCATTCCATTCTCCATACCACATAAAAAAGTGTTACCATAGTAATCTTCTACTGCAACGTATGGTCTACTTTGTGTAATCTCTTTTAAAAGTTGAACCGTTTTAGCCTCTAAGAATGTTAAGGTCATATTAAGAGTTTGAGTGTAGAAAGTGGTTCCATTTTCTCTAGAAGATGTTAC